AATTGGGCACGATTCAAAACTCGATGTGGTTATCGAAGTATTACTTAAGATTCTAGAAAAAGACAACAACACTTATCTAGACGGCCGTAAATTAACTGATGTTGTGAATGGATATAACAAAATTAACGATAGAAGAATGATGAGAGCGAGAGGTGAATTAACATGATTTACAACGAACAAGATTTATCGAGTTTAATAATTATCAACAAAGTAGAACGTGCTATGACACCTCTTGCTACCAACGTTGTAAAACAAAAAAGATTTATTAAAAGGGAATACGCAGAAAAAACTATAACGGTGAGAGTCACAATCAAGCACGATGTGTTGCAAACAATTGACGTATTGAACCGTGTTTTCTCTGTACCGAATCAAAAATTGATTTTAAAAGACCAACCTACAAGGTATTATGAGGCTGTTTTGACCGGTGAAATCATCCCTACAAGCTCTGTGCGAGGCGCTGAATTGCAGTTGCAATTTTTAATCCCAAAAGGAGTGTCGTATTCAACCGCAGAGAAGAACGGAACAGTAACCGGTGGAAAGTTGACTGTTGAAAACAACGGAACAGCTCCTACTTATCCTATTTATACGTTTATAGCTAGTTCACCATACAAGATGATTGCACTAGCGCATCCAAATGGGAAAGCGGTCCAGTACGGATATGAGAACGGAGAGGATGTTATCAAGACAGGTGACGTCGTTCGTTTCGAATCAGAAAGCAACACACTTCTTATTAATGGAAAACGGAAATACATTAATCCTGCCAGTCAAGTTTTTGGGATTTTACCAGGAACCACTCAAATAGAGGTTAGCGCTGACGGAAACAAGGCAGTTCCAAGTATTAAATGTATTTATAGGGAGTGTTGGTTATGATTACAGTTACGAATAGACAGTATGATATTGTCTGTCAGTTGAGCTTTGACTTGGCTGACGGACTTTTTGCATACAACGATTGGTTTGAACAGGATTTGGACACTGGTATCGGGACTTATCAATTTACGGTTGATAAAATCGGAGATCCTGAGATTGAGAAAATTAACGTAGGATGTTATTTGATTGTAAAAGACGGCAGCAAGATACGTTCGTTTGAAATCATGCGAATCGAGGAAGATAAAGATTCTAAAACGATTTACGCTGAAGATGCTGGGCTGGACCTGCTAGGTGAGCAAGTGCCACCTTACAAAGCAGACAAAAGCTATCCAATTACTCATTACATCGCAGAGTTTACATTTGACTCGGGATGGGATATCGGAACCAACGAAATTCCTGAAACAACTACTCGTAAACTTGAGTGGGAAGGAACAGATACTGCTACTAAGAGACTTAGACAGTTAGTGAAAAGGTTCGATGCTGAGATAGCTTATGACTTCGAATTTGTTCACGGAAAGATATACAGAAAGCTAATCCACATTTATAAAAAGATTGGAGAAGATAAAAAAGTTCGCTTGGAAGTCGGAAGAGAAGTTTCAAACGTCAAGCGAACCATCTCTATTGAAAATCTAGCGACTACGATTGTAGCAACTGGAGCTGATGGGATTACGTTAGCTGGAGCTGAATATAACGAAGGAAATATTCGCTCTCCGAAGAATTCTATTTACTTAATCGACTATGATGCAGTAGCGAGATGGAAGCGCGCTGGTTACGCCCCTGCAGGCGGAGGAATCGTTAAACGTTATGAGAGTGAAGCTAAGACCCCACAAACGTTGATGGCAGAAGCTGTTATCAAGTTGAAACAGTGGAACCATCCAGAAGTGACGTATGACGTATCGATTAGCTTATTACCGGAAGAAATCAATATCGGTGATACAGTGGTCATTGTAGATAATAACTTCGAACCAGCATTGGTTGTAGAAGGCCGTGTTTCTAGCATCAAGAAATCCATCGCTACAAAAGATAGTGGCGAAATTAAAATTACGAATATCGTATCCAAAGAGGATACGATCAGCGAGAAAGTTAGACGTTTAAGTACATTAGTGCAAGAACGTCTTTTTGATTTCACAAGCGTTCCATTCGTTATGACAATTCAGTCGACCGACGGAGTGGTGTTCCAAAATAGTAATATCGCTACTAAATTAATTGCTAACGTAAGCAAGATGGACATTCAAATGAACAGTCGATTCACATATCGTTGGAAACGAGTAAGTAAATATGGAACAGACGATGCAGCATGGAATGAACAGCATGCAAGTGGTAGTAATGAATTATCGATTACTGTGAACGATGTTGATAGAGAAGCCACATTTATCTGTGAGGCTATCGAAGGCAATCAAGTCGTTGCAAGCAGCTCGATTGTTATTAAAGACTTCATTGTTAATAAGTCTATTGGACCAACTCCACCTACCAATCCAAGCGTTGGAGATTTATGGACAGATACGAGCACTCCAGGTAAGGACGTGCCAAAAATTTACACAAATGGTAAATGGGAACCTGTCTTGAAGAAAGATGACAAAGAACTGGAACGACTACAGAAGGAATTTGAGGAGCGCAACAGAGAGCATGCTAACCAATTTGCTGAGGTTGTGGAGATTATCAACAAGTCTCAAGTCACAGAAGACACACTCAGAGATTTAACTGGGAAATTTAGCAATATGGAAGATACGTATAATCGTATTCTAGCAACTGCAGACGAAATCAAAGGACTTGGCCAACGAACAAAAGCTGTAGAACTCAATCTAGAGCAATCACAGCTATTGATTAATACATTAGCATCAAACTTTAGTCTTTCCGAAGATGGTTTCTTACTCGGCAAGAATGGCAGTAAGTTGCAGATGAAGATGACGAATGAACGAATGGAATTTATCGATAGCGGACGTGTAGTAGCTTATATTTCAGGCCAACAATTAAACATTGTAAGTGCTACATTCTGGAATTCCGTTACTATCGCGAACCATATCTTTGAACGTTTCGACAACGAGTTCACAATTATATCTTATGTGGGAGGTGCCGTGAATGGCTAATTTTTCTAAAACCACAAACAACGGATACGTCCGTTTAGTTTTTCAAGTTACAGAAGCAAGCACGAGTATTCCTTCCAACACATCCGAAGTTGTTTATCATTTAATGCTCGAACGCGGAAGCACATGGGCATACGATCTAAACGATGAGAGTCTTGCAGAAGCTGAAATCAATGGGCAAAAAGTTATTAGCAAATACGTTAGTTTCGATTTACGGGATAAAGAATGGATTTCTCTTGGCAAGGGAAGTGTAACAATTCCGCATAATGAGGACGGAAGCAAGAGTATTTCAATCCGTGCTAGATTAACGAACGTTTCCAATTTAGGAGATATTGGTTGGTTTAGCGGGACGCTTAATCTTTCTACTATCCCTCGCGCAAGTACAATCCGTTCTGTATCAGCAACTGAATTAGGAAAACTAGTTACAGTGGAAATTGAAAAGAAAGTAAGTGAATTCAGACATAAAGTTCTTTGGAAAGTCAACGACAGCGGATGGAATGATTTAGGGGCTGGGCACGATACAAGTGTACAATTTACAATTCCGATTGATTATGCGAATCGAATCACGAATAGTGACACAGGACAATTAGACGTTTGCGTACGAACTTTTCAAAATGACACACAAATTGGATACGATGAGTTTAAACGAGGGATTCCGATTAAGGTTCCCGCTTCCATCGTTCCGACGCTTGAAGATATCACGATAACTGAAAGAACAGCACGATTAGCAGAATTCATTCCTACAGGCAATTATGTCAAAGGTAAATCTCTAATGAGAGTTGAAGCAATTAATGCAGCAGGCTCTCACGGCTCAACGATCATATCTACTGAGTTAACTGTGGATAATTTAGTCGTGAGAGCAAACAGTGGTGACTTCCCTGCAAACAAGGCTGGTAATTTAGAAGTTACAGCAAAGATTACTGACTCACGAGGAAGAACGGCTACTAAATCGAAGGCGATTAAAGTATGGGATTACTACGCGCCTAAAATTATTGCATTTCTGGCTAACAGAACAGGAAACGGAACCAATAAGACTATTATTGCGACTGTTGCTGCTAATGTCAGTCCGCTAGTAATTGAGGGAGTGAACAGGAATCCATACACGCTTAAAATACAGTATTCAGCTAAGAAGGCTAATAGATGGATTGATGCCGTTAATCTTACAAATGAGAGTACAGAAAAAATCAATCGTCAATTAGACTGTGGTGCATTTTATGAACTATCTAAGGCATACAATGTGCGTTTAGTTATTCAAGATAAGTTGAGTGACTTAGTAGACTCTGTGCTTCTAGTGCGCTCATCTAGAGTTCTTTGGGCGTGGGGTGACAATAGAGCAGCAGTCGGAGGATTCCCAGAGTTGGATGGACACTTCGAGTCACATCTTCCAGTTGCGTTCCATAGCAGCTTAAACGTTGAAGATGGCATTATGTCTAACGGAAAACCAATCCAGGAATTCGCATTAACATCAAAAGATGGCAAATCAAATAAATTTACTGGTGATTTAAACAATCTGAAAACAGCAGGGAATTACCATGCTTTTGGAGTGCAACATAATCCGCAAGGCGCTAACAATTATGGATACGTAAATGTAATAACTCACAGCAGTGATTCAAGCTACTGTGTGCAGTTTTACGTTCCATTTAATGCAGACCAGCTATATATGCGCAGGAGCGAGTTAAATCGTTGGAGCGAATGGATTAGAGTTGTTACGACTGGAGTTGATACTGGTTGGAAAACAGCCGTTTTGCAAAACGGTTGGCAAAACAGAATGGAATACGGTCCTGTTCAATATTCTAAGAGTATTGACGGAATTGTTCACATGAGAGGCGTTGCCAAAGATGGTAGTACATCAAAAGAGACAGTAGTACTAACATTACCAGAAGAATATAGGCCTAAGACTCAAGTTTACACATTCGGGATGAACGACAGTTTTGAGCCTGTGTCATTAAGTATTAATGAGTATGGAACCGTTACAATCAAGCGTAACGCTGACGATAAATGGCTTGGATTTCATAGTGTTAGCTTTAAAATTTAAAATTAAAGAAAGAAGGAATTAAAATGGTAAACAAAATCAATGAAAATTTAATGGACTCATTACGCTTGGTAAGCATCGATTTCGTGGTTATCCACAACGATGCTGGAAGTATGACGCCTGAGCAGTACGTTGAGTGGTTACGAAACCGAGATAAAGCACTAGGGATTGCGCACTATTATTGCAACAGAAACACAATCGCACGAGTGGTTGATACATTTAATATGGGCTATCATACCGGCGACTGGTGGAGTAATTGCCGCTCGATTGGATACGAAGTGTGCGAAAGTATGAAGGTGAGCGATGAAGAATTCCTACAAAATGAAGACATGACGTTGATGCAAGCTACTGAAGACTTAATCTATTATGGATTGCCAATCAACATGCAAACAGTAAGACTTCATCATGAATTTGTACCAACAACATGCCCACATCGTAGTATGGAACTACATGGGAATTCTACTGAAAGTGTGAAAGAATACTTTGTTAATCGTATGCGATACTTCGCTACATTAGGCAATACAGTTGATGAAATGTTAGGGCAAGTATCGGATGGCCCTACTACGCAAGAAACAGTTACAACAACGAAATCTAGCGTAAACACTAGCAACAAAGGTAAATCAAACGAAACAGTCGCTCAGGAAGTCCTTCAAGGCCTATGGGGCAATGGGCAAGATCGTTATGATAATTTAACAAATGCTGGATACGATGCAGACCACATCCAAGATTTAGTAAATAGCATGTTGAACGGTGATAGTACAGATAATAGCACTAGCACAGACCTTGATAGTGTAGCACAAGAGGTTCTTCAAGGATTGTGGGGCAATGGTCAAGAACGCTATGACAGTTTAAGTAACGCTGGCTACGACGCTCAAGCGGTACAGGATAGAGTGAATAGTCTTTTGAACGGAGAATATTCACAAAGTAATTACGCTAATCTTG